TGGACGGGCTGAACATTGACGGGCAAGGCATCATTCCTTGGACGCAAATTATCAAAGCAATCGCCGTTGCCCGTAAAAAATAACCAATATGCCTATCGGTGACGTAGACTTTGCGGATGATCACAGTCCAAATTTTGGTATACCTTGGGTAGAAAACCCTAGTTCAAAGGAAATGGGGACTTGGTCTAAGGAGAAACTGGTCAATTATTACACGTTCAGGCAGCAGAGGCAGCTTGAAGCGGTTAACAACCCGGTTGGGGCGGGGTGGATCTTGCCTGCATGGAAAGATGTCATGGACAATTGGTCAAAGTATCAGGTTCACATCATTCTTGGAGGCAACCGTTCCACTAAAAGCACCATTGCTTCACGCCTGTGTATGTGGGCCGCAGGCACTATCCCCGCCGCCGAGGTCAGAGCGTACCACGTTAACGAGGATCGCAGCATTGAAGACCAACAGCGAATGATCTGGGATGCCATTCCGCTTGGCATTCGCAATCTGCCCAGTAAAAAGGGCATCAACCACTCAATTCAGTACTCTCAGAAAAATGGATTTACTGATAACATTTGCATCCTCCCACCTCTTGCCGGCACTCGGCGCGGTGGCACTATTAAATTTGGGAATTATCGTCAGTACCAAGCAGACGCTCAGGTGGCGGAAGGTTACAAGGCGCATCTCATCTGGTGCGACGAAGAATGCCCCCAAAGAATGTTTGAAACCCTGCAATACAGAACAATCGACTACCATGGCCGCATTATCCTCACGTTCACGACGCTCACGGGCTGGACTCCGCTGGTTCAGGACATCCTGGGCAAAACTCGTACAATCAAAAAACGATTCGCTCCGTTGGTTGGCAAAGAACTCCCCGTTATCCAAGAGTCGCTCTCGCGCCCTGGTGCGGTTATTTATTACTTCTGGACGGAAGACAACGCCTTCATCGACACCCGTGATTTCCAGCATAAAATCAGAGGAAGGCGAAAAGAAGAGATCCTTGCTAGAGCATATGGCATCCCAACTAAATCAGTCACCAGCGTCTTCTCTGGATTCAGCAAAGACATCAACGTCATTGACCACGACAAACTCCCTTGGCTCAAAAACGCAGATTATGCAGTCACCCGTTTCATGGCCCTTGATCCCGCAGGATCCAAAAACTGGTTTATGCTCTGGGTTGCCATTGACTCAGCCGGTACTTGGTGGATCTACCGAGAGTGGCCCGATTACGATGACTGGGCTTTGCCCGGTTCTACCGCTGAAGGCAAAGCGGGGCCGGCCCAGAAAGGTTCCCGTAAAGGAATCCTCGATTACGTCGAGTTAATCAAGAACAGCGAAAACGGCGAAGAGGTTCACGAACGCTTCATTGATCCACGCTTGGGTGCGGCTGAAAAGCAATCAGCAGATGGCGCCACCACCATCATATCCGATCTTGATGACGCCGGGATGACCTTTATCCCAGCTCCAGGCGTGGAAATCGAGAACGGGCTTCAGTTAATCAACAATCTGCTCTCCTACGACGACACAAAGCCAATCACCAGCTTGAATGGCCCCAAGCTTTACATCTCGGATCGCTGCCAGAACCTGATCTACTCAATGCAGGAGTACACCGCCAAGGGCGGACGGGACGAAGCCACCAAAGATCCCATTGATTGCTTGCGCTACCTCTGCGTCAGCAATTGCCAGTTCTACGAGGAAAATACAAATGCAGTGTCAGGCAGAACGTTTAGCTATTAAAGTTTTCTCTTGATTGTTTAATAGGACTCATTAGCAGAACTGATGTGTCTTCCATTGATGGCAATAACGTTAACGCCGCTGGTGATGTTGGATTGCAATTAGCTCCAGCAGAAAACGAGGGGCCAAATTTCAACCTCCTCAAAAAAGCGTTTGAAGATTGCGTGCGGGACAACCAGCCTTACATCGACCAGTGCCGCCTAAATTATGAGACTCGGTTTGCCCTCTGGAATGGACAAAGCGCAGATGGTAAGAAACACGCTCGCGAAGGTAGTAAAGTTAGCCCTACTCCTTGGGATGGTGCTTCTGATTTGCGCGTCTTCTTAGTTGATAACATCATCAACAAGAAAGTTGCCTTGCAGCTAATGGCGTTTAAACGCGCCAACCTTGCTGCCGTACCCGTAGAAAGCTCAGACCTTAACCGGGCGCAATCAGTCAGCAATTTCATGCGCTGGCTTATCCAGACGCAAATCCGCGAGATCGACCGCGAGATTGAGATGGCCGCTAACTTCCTTAACGAGAAAGGCATCGCCGTTACTGGTCAATTCTGGGAAAAGCGACGCGAGAAAGTGCTGGCAGTCGTCCGCCTTGCTGATCTTCAGCAACAGTTCCCTCAAATTAACATTGAGCAGCTTGTCCTAGATGACGGCGCGGCCAACGATCTTAAATCCATCTTTGAAGAGCAATACGGTTGCTCTCGCGGCAAAGCCTCAAAGATGCTCAAGGAACTTCGTCAAACGGGTGAGACTTCCGTACCCGTAGAGGGGCCAGAACGCAGTTATCCAGTCATTCGAGCCTTCAACCTCGACGAAAATCTGTTCATCCCGTCGTTTTCGACCGATCTTGAACGGGTTTCTGGCATCTACCGAGTTGAGTACTTTACCGCTGAACAACTCCGCTCCCTAGTCCGCGATGACAACTGGGATAAGGACTGGGTGGAAAAGGCCATTGCAACTCAAAGGGGGCGGTTGATCACGATTTCGCCATCCGAGTATATGCAGCCAATTTCGCGCTCCTTCGTTTACACGCAACAGCGGTTTACGGACAAGGTGGGCGTTGTCTTTGCCTATCAGCGTCTATCAGACGAAGATGGCGTGCCAGGCGTCTATTGCACCGTCTTTCATCCCCAGCAGCCAGCCGATACCACCCAGCCCGGCTACGCCAAGTTTGGCTTGCTGGGATATGCTCATGGCGAATACCCGTTTATCGTCTATCGCCGCGAGTACCTGAGCCGCAAGCTGCACGATTCCCGCGGTATCCCTGAACCCGGTAAACCTTGGCAAGACCAAATCAAGGCACACAAGGACAGTCGCATTGATGCCGCTTCCATCGGCGTATTGCCTCCCCTTTGCCATCCGCAAGGTCGGCCACCGGGCCGCTGGGGGCCAGGTTCACTTATTTCAGAGCGGCGACCCAACGAATATCATTACGCGGATCGCCCGATCCCGGATATGAACACGGACAACTCCGAAGCTCTCCTTGAAGCCTCCTTTAAAGAGTACAATGGGTTTGCTTCAGCCAAGGGGGATCCCGCCGTCGATCCAATCTACAACCAGTTCGAGGTAGACAAATTCCTGTCCAGCCTTTCCCGCGCTTTTCGCCAAGTATGGAAGCTCTACAAGCAATATGGTTCTGACCAAGTCGCTTTTCGGGTAATGGGCGTAAAACAGGCAGATGCCTCCCTTTTTAACAAGGGTGACCCCAACGAGGAGTTCGACTTCTACCTTTCTTGGGATGTCCAGTCGCCAGACTTCAAGAAAATGGCTGAAAAGTGGCAGGCCATCATTCAAGGCGCTCAAACCCTAGATCGCGAAGGCATTATCAATTACGGCGAGCTTTGCCAGGCTTTCGTCTCCAGCATTGATCCCAATATCGCTGAACGCATCATTCAGCCAGCTTCCATCGGCCAGCAAAAGCTGGTTGACGATGAACACGTCGATCTTGCCCAGATTTTCTCTGGTATCCCCAAGAATATCAAGATTGGCACGCCTCCAGATCTTGGTTTGCAGATTATCCAGCAATATCTTCAGCAGCCTGACGTTCAGCAGCGTTACGGTCAGGATAAGAACTTTAAAGACCGCATCGACGCCCGCGCCAAACAATACAACCAGCAGAAAATGCAGCAGCAGAATGCTGAGACTGGCCGTTTAGGTGCTAAAATGCCTGGGCCTATGCAAGCCACTTAATTCTTATGAAACGCAACATTCGGATGACCCCGCAGGAGAAATCAGATCGCATTCAACAATCCATGTTCCGCCTAGTAGGCAATGATGCGTTTTCCGATTTTATAGATGAACTTCGAGATCAACAGCGCAACGCTATGCTCGATTCAGTTAATGATGCCGTACTTAAAGACCCTCGATTGTCTCTGGCCGCTGCTGGTGAGATTCGTGCGTTTGAAGCTATCATTTCCCTCTACGACGATTTTGTAGGACAGCGTTTACAGCAGGCGGATATTGATGCTGAACAGCGGTCTTCCTGATTAGAGAAAATAATAGTAGTTGACTTGTTCATTAGTTATTAGCAGGGCTTATGCACTTGGCAATCACGCCATGCTACTGCCCTTGGGGGCATTAAACCCATGAGTAATAACGATACGACAGTTCAAGCGTCTTCGCAGCCAGTTGAAGCGACTCAATCGCCAGCAACAAAAAGCGATGAAAGAAGTGGCAATCTGAGTGTAGCCGAAGCGGCCAAAAGGCTCCTAAACATGGAGTCCGAAAGTGCCAAATCTGCCGCACAAACGGATCAGAATGCTCAGGCTCAAAACGCCTCAGACCAATCCGTAGCACCAGACGCAGCGCAAGCTGAATCTGCCGAAGCTGATGCAACCGAGGCCAACGCCGAGGACAGCAACAGCGAAGACGTTCCTTCTCATGACATTTCAGCCGAATTAAAGAAGAAAATTGACCGCCGTATAGGTAAGGAAGTCGCAAAGCGGAAAGCCTTGGAAGCCCAGTTGAATGAACTGCGAGTTGCCGTTTCCCAACAGCAATCTCAACAGCCAGCTCAACAGCCAGCTCCCGTCGCTTCATCCCCACAGGGATCTTTGCCATTAGAGCATATCGATGACTTTGACGGGCTAACTGTTTTAAGGAAACAAGCCTTCGATGCCAGAAAGTATGCTCAGGAACAATTGGATAATGATGATTTTGAACCCATTCAAGTAGGGGATAACCTCCTCGATAAGAAAGCGTTTAAGACCATCCTCCGAAATGCCAATTCGACTATTGATGAGGACATTCCTGCCAGACTTCAATTTCTTGAGCAAAAGTCCAGAATCCAGCAGATGGCTTATCAGAGCTTTCCGTTCTTAAAAGATAAGTCCGCTCCTGAGTATGTTCAAGCACAGCAAGCTTACATTGCTATGCCCTGGCTCAAAAAATTACCTAATGCCGATTGGATCATTGGGGTTCAGATTGAAGGCTTAAAGGCAATGGCCGCAGCAGAACGCGCTCGACAGAGCAAGTCTGCCAAACCTGCGCCAGTAGTTTCTACAAAGCCTCCGTTTGGGCAAACCGTTGTCAGTTCTTCTGGAAGCGATGGCCGATCTCCCTCGGCTACCAAGAATCAATCCCAAATCGATTCTATGCGGAGTCAAATGTCTAAAAAAGGCGGCGTCACGGCAAATGAAGCAGCGCAGTTTCTTCTGGCGCGTGAACTCAGTAAACAAACTCGTTAATACCATGGCTCTCTCAACTACTTACAATGTCGCAGGTGACCGCGAAGACCTCACGGACTTCCTCACGATTCTAGCTCCCGAAGATACGCCGAAAGTCTCGACGTTTTCTAAGACCAAACGCATGACCAATGCCTATCAGGAGTGGCAGGTCGATTCTCTTTCCGCTGTTAATTTCGGCGGTATCCTTGAAGGCCAAGATGTCTTGGCTTTCAGCAATCAGGCCGTTAATCGCGCCCGGATTGGTAACTACGTCCAACAGTTCCGTGAACAATGGATGGTTTCCCGTTTGCAGGAAGCCTCTGATGTTGCGGGCGTTTCTTCCGAAGTCGCCAACGCCAAGATGAAGGCAATGCGTGAACTGAAGCGCGATATCGAAGCCTGTATCGGTTCCGATAACGACCGCCAACAGGAAGCGCCTCCTTCGCCTTACAAGAGCCGCGCTCTGGGCAAATGGATCAGCGCAAGCCCCGGATCGGACGTTCCTGCCGCTTTCCGCACGCCTGCTGGCAACATTGACACGACCGCTACCGCCTCCCTTGGGGAATCGGCGTTTAACGACGTGTTCCAATCCATCTTCCAACAGGTTGGTGGCCGTCGTTCGTACACGTTGTTTGCTGGCCCCAATCTGAAACGGGCTATCAGCAAATTCCAACGTCAAGAAGGTACAACCACCGCTAAATCTTACATGGTCACTCAGGATGCTACTGAGCATCAAGTTGACCTCGATGTAACGGTTTACGTTGGCGATTTCCACACCGTTACCATTGTGCCTGACTTGTTCAACGGCATCTTGGACGGCGGCGACCCATCAACCACCACCAACCAACAGAAGGCGCGTGGATACGTTATCGATCCTGAGCTTGTCGGCCTCGGCTATATGCTCGGAATCGAAAGCAATGAACTTCCTGATCTTGGTGGTGGCCGTCGCGGGTTCATTCTCGCTGCGCTTACCCTGATGGTTAAGAACCCACTCGGTCTCGGCAAATTCGCCGCTACTTCTTAACCCTTAAACTAGGAGATAATTACCATGGCTGATACAGCAGTTACTATCGCTCGCGCCCGTACCTCTACTCTTTCTTTGGAAGAGCAGGCACGGGGCTTTTCCAATAAATTCACCGTCAATTATGCGGACATCGCTTCTGGCACTGGTGCGACCGATACGGTCACCATGACGCTTGGTGCTTTGCCGGCAAAGTGGGTGGTAAACAATGCCCTCGTTAACATCCGCACCGCTTTTGCCGGTACGGGTGGGTTGGCCGTTATTGTTGGCACAACGACCAGTACCAATACCTTTGTGACTTCACAATCGGTTTTGACGGCTGGGGTTCTGGCCGGCGTTCCTACCACGGCTACGATCCGTACCGCTACGGCTAGCGTAAGCATGGTGGCAACGTTTACCAACTCGGTAAGTGGTAGTCCAAGTGCCCTGACGGCAGGCGAACTGGACATCTACCTGAACATCATCGACGTGGGTACGGATCCGCGTTTGGGTTAAGTCCCTTGATTAGGGGCATCCTGTAAAGCCAGGCTCTGCCCTATCTTTTAATATGGTTACTGAAACAGCGCCTTGTTCTAGTTCCGAGATCATCACTAAAGTACCACCGGAGTTTGTCCGGCAATACTGGCGTGAAATCGAAGGGTCTATTCCGCAAGAAAAGGTAAGCTCGCATCTTCGTCAGATTGGACTCGCCAAGGTTATGGTAAGTCAAGGCAGCGGTATGATTGAGGGGCTTGGGCAGAAAGCTGCCAGCATTGATCCTCGCCTGTTCTTCCGTTTGCAACAACAGCACGGCAACGCCGTACATGAGTGGTTGCCTGAGTATTTGAAGGATAACCCGCATATGTGCGCCAAAGGTTATCGCCCGAAAGTAAACGCTGCCCGTCACGGTATCACCGGAGGCTGGCTCTCTAATTAAACACTTTCTTTAGGACTATTCCCTACTCCCGTGCGTTAGGTAA